GGCATATGGAGCTACCAGTTGGCAACTTTATTACAGAGGCACTTGAGAAAGATGTTCCCGACTCTGCACGAACACTTTTAGAAGCTAATGTACAAGATGAGATCAAACACGATCTTGCACTAACATATATCACAAACGCTATAGGCGTTGATGAAAAAGCAGAGTATGAAGCTTTCAGGTTACGTGATGCCTGGGAGTCTCACCCTGATCACACTATATTAAAAGCATTGGTAGCTGAACGTGCAATCTTCTTTGTTATCCTACCTTTTTTTAGGTTCTGTGGTGATGCTGGTCTACGCACGACCTCGGCAGATATCTCCAGAGACGAGCAGGTACATGTTGCCTGTAATTCTCTCGTATCTGCTGCTATGGGTCTACGCCCTAGTAATTCTCTGGACAAACTTAGGAAGGCCACAATTAATTGGATCTTCCAACCACTAGGTATAAATACTACCGATAAATATTTGGACAAAAATTTTTGGCTGGATTCATCAGACCGATTAATGTATGAAGGTAAAGCACCACAACTTTCTGACACACGATCTGCTAGGATGCCAGCTTTCTTTGAACATGCAAACACCAATTTACCCCAATACGCTTAAGCTTTATTCAGATAAGCTAGAAGGATTGGTTGCCGATCTGGAAGAGAAGTTCGCTTGGCAACCAGTTCACCCTAAAGAAGAACTTCAATCTATTATGTATCGAGCTGGTCAAGACAGCGTGGTACAATATGTCAAACAAATACTAGAAGAATAACATGTGTATATTCCAACGAAAGCCTGAATTCGCATCAGTTCTGGAACCATTAGAAGCTACTACTCGTAATCAAGAAGCACTGACAGAAAGTTCATTAAAAGCTGATGCAAAACCATTAACAGATAAGGATACTGTATCAACTATTACTTATGGTGGTAATAAAAAATCAAGTGAAGATCCTAATAAAGCTACAAGGAAAAGAGGAACACAAGCTCTATCAATAGGTTTGAATACTGGTAATCAAACTGGTGGAGGAATAAATGTATGATGAAAGCTAAGGAAAGATATTCAAGCTTATCTACAGCACGATCAGAGTTCTTAGATACAGCTGTTGAATGTTCTGAACTTACTTTACCATATTTAATACAGCATGACCTAAGACAACGAGGTAACACTAAAAGATTACAACAACCATGGCAATCAGTTGGTGCTAAAGCGGTAGTTACATTAGCTGCAAAACTAATGTTAGCAATCCTGCCTCCTCAGACTAGCTTCTTTAAACTACAAGTTAGAGATGATAAGTTAGGAGAAGATCTAGATCCATCTATGAGAAGTGAATTAGATTTATCATTCTCTAAGATGGAACGTATGATTATGGATTACATCGCTGCATCTAATGACAGAGTGGTAGTCCATCAAGCATTGAAACATCTTATTGTGTCAGGTAATGCACTTATCTTTATGGGTAAGGATGGTTTAAAACATTTCCCATTGCAAAGGTATGTTGTAAATAGAGATGGTAATGGTAACATACTAGAAATAGTAACTAAAGAATTAATCAGTCGTAAGGTATTAGGTATTGAGCTGCCTGAACCTGTGCCGAATTCACCTGGTGATGATGGATATAAAACAGGCTCAAATGAAGATGACGTAGAAGTGTATACATGCGTCAAGCTAGATGAAAAGAGTGGTCGCTGGGTCTGGTATCAGGAAGCAGAAGGTATTGTACTTCCTAATAGCCGTAGCACAGCACCTAAATCTGCTTCACCTTGGTTAGTTCTTCGCTTTAATACAGTCGATGGAGAGGACTACGGACGTGGTAGAGTAGAAGAGTTCTTAGGAGACCTACGATCTCTAGATGGCCTGTCACAGGCTCTTGTAGAGGGTGCTAGTGTAGCATCTAAAGTTGTCTTCCTAGTATCCCCTTCCGCTACTACAAAACCACAGACCTTATCCAAAGCTGGTAACGGTGCTATCATTCAAGGTAGACCAGAAGATGTAGGAGTAGTACAGGTAGGTAAGACAGCTGACTTTGCTACAGCTGCTAGTCTTGCACAACAGATAGAGAAAAGAATACTTGAAGCATTCTTAGTAATGAATGTTAGAGATGCTGAGAGAGTTACAGCAGAAGAAGTTAGGATGACTCAACTAGAACTTGAACAAAGTTTAGGTGGTCTATTCTCATTACTTACTGTTGAGTTCTTAATACCATATCTAAATAGAACGCTATTAGTCTTACAAAGAAGTAATGAAATACCTAAACTACCTAAAGATATAGTAAGACCTAAGATAGTTGCTGGTATTAATTCATTAGGTAGAGGACAGGATAGAGAAGCATTAACTCAATTCATTACTACAATAACTCAAACATTAGGACCAGAAGCTTTACTTAAATACATTGATCCTAGTGAAGCTATTAAGAGATTAGCTGCAGCTCAAGGTATAGACTACTTAAACTTAGTTAAGACACCTGAACAAATGCAGCAGGATATGCAAATGAGACAAGCTCAAGCTACACAACAATCCCTTGTAGATCAAGTAGGTCAACTTGCAGGTTCACCAGCTATGGATCCTACTAAAGATCCAGACGCTAAAGAACGTATAGATAACATAACTCAATCAATCCAACCACCACAATAATATGGCAGAAACATTAACATATGATCCAGGTACTAGTGAAGAAACTAGTGTAGATAATTTATCACAAGAAGAGCAAGAGTCTCTGAAAGTAGGAGAACAATTAGCGGATCAACAAGAACAACTATTAGCTGGTAAATATAAAGACGCAGAAGAATTAGAGAAAGCTTATGTTGAACTTCAAAAAAAATTTGGAGAACAGAATACTAAAGATAGCTCAGAGTCTGGGAACGAAGACGAATCTGAGTCCGAAGAAGAAGGAAAAGAAGAGGAAGAAACTGAAGAAGTATCTCCAGCAGCTGAATTAATTACATCTGCTTCAGAAGAGTTTGAAGAATCAGGTAAGATAACACCTGAAACTATGGCTAAGTTTTCTGAAATGAGTAGTAAAGATTTAGTTGAAGCTTACATGGAAATACAAAGTAACCTTCCACAAGATACTGGTGTAGCTGAAGGTGATATATCTGATGCTCAAGTTAATCAAGTTAAAAACTTTGCTGGCGGAGAACAAGCTTATTCAGATATAGTTAATTGGGCTAGTCAAAATCTAGATCAAGAATCAATACAAGCTTTTGATAGTATAGTTAATACTGGTAGTATAGAAGCTATCCAATTAGCTGTGTCTGGATTAAAGAGTCAGTATGAATCAGCTAATGGATATGAAGGTACTCTTTACTCAGGTAAAGCACCAAGAGAAGGTAAAGATGTGTTCAGAAGTCAAGCTGAATTAGTACAAGCTATGGGTGATCCTAGATATGATAGAGACCCTGCATATAGACAAGATATAATAAACAAACTAGAAAGATCTGACAACTTACAATTCTAACGGAGATTAATTATGGCAAGAGGAGACGGATCAGCTGTTGTAGGATACGATCCTGAAAACAGAGCAGACGATTTCCATGTTGAATACATGGTACATAAAACAGGAGAAAGATGGTTTATACCATACAATAATAATGCAAGTACTGCTGATCAACTTGCTCAATGTGATAAACTTGCTGGAGATACCGATGATGGTACAGTAGCAGCTAGTGAAACTGTGGTATCTTAACCATGGCTAAAAAGAAAAAGAAAGATTTCAAATCCAATATAGGTGGCGGTTCTACTAGAGGAACATATGAGCCTCAAGATTGGGAGAAAGAAATTAACAATCCTAATAAAAAAATACAAGCTAAAACTAATAGTAACAGAAATAAACTAGCTATGAAGGATGGCTGGAAAGAGAATGAAATCAAAGGTACTACTAAAGGTAAAAAGAAAAAAGATATAAAATTACCTAACATACCTAAAGCTAAAAAGAAAACTAAAACAAGGTATGCCTAATGGCTAAAAATAAAATAGTACCTGGCCCAAAGGATGACCAATACGGAGAACCTAAAGGTACTAAATTTGAAAAGCTTTACCTAAAGAAGAAAGGTTGGGTTAAGAATAAAAAGAATAGATCTAAGTTAACTGCTTCAGCTGTTAATAACATTAGAAGATTAAAAGATTCTGGTCATGAAACTGACTACACTGGTGGATTTAGACTAAGTGATGATGGTAAACTTATACCTGTTATGGGTATAAGAAAGAAACAAGCTAAAGCAAATAACATTAGACGTTTTTCAGAGTCTGGGCATCAACTTGTAATAGATGATAATGATCCTAGAAAATTAAAGATTATCAAACGGTTTAGACCTAGAGCGTAAGTGTATCGTGGCGACCTGAACTTTCATCCTCGCCCATTAACTTACAATTATTTTAATGAACGATACAGAAGTAATTGCACTTCAAGCACCTATTGAATACACAATGAACGACAACGCTGAATTACAAAATGGACGCTGGGCTATGATTGGCATCATGGCAGCTCTAGGAGCTTACGCCACGACTGGACAAATCATCCCTGGTATATTTTAAATGAAAAAAATCACTCTAGCTCTCGCAGCTACACTATTCTCCAGCCCTGTATTAGCTGGACCTTATGTTAACGTCGAATCAAACGCTAACTACACTGGCTCTGATTACACATCAAGAGCAACCGACCTACACTTAGGTTATGAAAACAATCTCGGAGATCTTGCATACTACATTCAAGGTGGTAAGACAATTAATGCTGCTGATGGCGTTGATTCAGAGTCTAATTGGTCTGGCAAGCTTGGTGGTAATATCTCTGCTACAGATAAACTTGGTGTCTATGGTGAAGTATCTTTCGCACAAGTGGAAGACGCTGACAACAACTACGGCACAAAACTAGGACTTAAATACTCTTTTTAATTAAATGACTACAGCCACACTAACAAAACCAAATACCAACTGGGAGCGTTTATGTGACTGGGTTACAAGCACTGATAACCGCCTCTACGTGGGGTGGTTTGGTGTGCTAATGATCCCTGCACTCTTAACTGCTACAACAGCTTTTATCGTAGCTTTCATAGCTGCACCACCTGTTGACATAGATGGTATACGTGAACCCGTAGCTGGC